TATATCCGCACTCAGTGTATTAACTAGTATTTTTGTTATCCGGAGAATGCATGAAGAAATTACTGGTAACCGTAAAGCCTTTTCAGGGAACAATTCCGTTCCGTATTTTGCAGCGTGGTCGTGTTCTTGTTGAAGGTTCGTTCAGTGGTAAATGTACGCAATTACACTCCCGGACCTTTCAGGTGAATGCCACGAATGAAGAGCTAACCGTTGAGTGTACGATGAATGCCGCTAAATGCCGCATGGTATCCGCTGCATTACAGCCAGTGTGTTGAGCGACCTTATTAACCATGCGCGGTATTGTCGCCGTATCCCCGCATTAACAGAGACCGCAGCCCGACCGGGAGACTCCTCTGCGCGAGTGTGCGGGGATAATCAAAAACGATACACACCGGGGTTTACCGCGTTAACGGAGCGCGGCGTTGTCCCCTCATGGTCGCTGGTCCGGTGCGATGGTGGAAGAAACCGGACGATGTGTTACCTCGCAAGCTCTGTTATGTCATGTGTCTGATTTGTGATTTAAGTCGGATAATTGTCGTTGCCATTAAGCAGAGGATTGATGACCGACAGGGTGGCATTGTTAGAATAAGACTTATTCTTATCTGTGCCGGGAATGAAAATGAAAAGAAACCTTCCGTTAATTATTTTGTTGTCTTCTCTGGTTATGGGCTGTACGCAACATAAAACAGATATGCCCCGACAGTTGGTTAAGGCATTACCACAATATCCGGCCTATGCAGCGGCAAATTATATAAAGGGACGGGTTGATGTGAAGTTTGATATTGGTGCTGATGGTACTGTCACCCGAATTGAGTTTATCCGTTCAGAGCCGCACCATTTGTTTGATGAGCAGGTTGTAAAGGCGATGGCAAAATGGCGATTTGAGAAGGACAGGCCGTGTAAAGGCGTGAAGAAAACGTTTATCTTTAGTCCTTCTGCACCCTGATTATTTCATCAGAAATTAATTATCACTCTGTTGTTATTCTGTACATCCCGGCAGGGTAAGTCTTGTTCCGTCGGATATGAAGATGAAATATTGTTGGAGGACAGTGGGTACCTGCTCCTGTAGCCGAACGTTCATTTCTCGTTATTTTTCATGCTGGCCGGGCGCAGATGCGTTGCATCTGTTGCCAGCCTTCTCCTGCAGGCTTCAATAACCCACGCTGAAAAGTTTCCTGAACCTTTCAGATCAAGAGCGATGTTAATTTGTTCAATCATCTGGTTTGGAAATCGGATGTTGCGGGTTGTTGTTCTGCGGGTTCTGTTCTTTGATGACATAATGTTTCCCCATATTCAGTGTTGCTGATTTGTATTATCTGAAGTTGCTTTTACGTTAATTTGATGCAGATCAATCAATACGATACCTGCGTCATAATTGATTATTTCTCGTGGTTTGATGGCGTACACACATGTTGTGATAAACCTTATATAGATGATAATCATTATCATTTCGTGGGTCCTTTCCGGCGATCCGGGCCGTTACGGGGCGGCGACCTCGCGGGTTTTCGCTATTTATGAAAATTTTCCGGGGAAAATCATGTCGGTACTTCTCGAACATAACTATTTGTTTTTTCTAATATCGAATCCGTAAAAGGTCCGACATGAAAACGCCTAAAAAAGTCATTTTCGGGCACTTTCATGTCGGCCCCTGTATTTATTGTGAGACTGTTTCATGAAGGTTAATAAAAAGAAACTTGCCGAAATTTTCAACGTGGATCCGCGAACGATTGAACGCTGGCAGTCTCAGGGACTCCCTTGCGTCTCCGGAGGTGGTACCGCGAAAGAGCAGATTTATAACCGCTTCACACTGACGCCGGAAGGGGATGAACCGCTTCCCGGTGCCGTTCACTTCCCGAATAACCCGGATATTTTTGATCTGACCGAAGCGCAGCAGCTGACTGCTGAAGAGCAGGTCGAAAAATGGGTGGATGGCAGGAAAAAAATACTGTGGGACAGCAAAAAGCGACGCAATGAGGCACTCGACTGCTTCGTTTATGCGCTGGCGGCGCTGCGCATCAGTATTTCCCGCTGGCAGCTGGATCTCAGTGCGCTGCTGGCGAGCCTGCAGGAAGAGGATGGTGCAGCAACCAACAAGAAAACACTGGCAGATTACGCCCGTGCCTTATCCGGAGAGGATGAATGACGCGACAGGAAGAACTTGCCGCTGCCCGTGCGGCACTGCATGACCTGATGACAGGAAAACGGGTGGCAACGGTACAGAAAGACGGACGGCGAGTGGAGTTTACGGCCACTTCCGTGTCTGACCTGAAAAAATACATTGCGGAGCTGGAAGTGCAGACCGGCATGACACAGCGACGCAGGGGACCTGCAGGATTTTATGTATGAAAACGTCCACCATTCCCACCCTTCTGGGGCCGGACGGCATGACATCGCTGCGTGAATATGCCGGTTATCACGGCGGTGGCAGCGGATTTGGTGGGCAGTTGCGGGCGTGGAATCCACCGGGTGAAAGTGTGGATGCAGCCCTGCTGCCCAACTTTACCCGTGGCAATGCCCGCGCAGACGATCTGGTACGCAATAACGGCTATGCCGCCAACGCCATCCAGTTGCATCAGGATCATATCGTCGGGTCTTTTTTCCGGCTCAGTCATCGCCCAAGCTGGCGCTATCTGGGCATCGGGGAGGAAGAAGCCCGTGCCTTTTCCCGCGAGGTTGAAGCGGCATGGAAAGAGTTTGCCGAGGATGACTGCTGCTGCATTGACGTTGAGCGAAAACGCACGTTTACCATGATGATTCGGGAAGGTGTGGCCATGCACGCCTTTAACGGTGAACTGTTCGTTCAGGCCACCTGGGATACCAGTCCGTCGCGGCTGTTCCGGACACAGTTCCGGATGGTCAGCCCGAAGCGCATCAGCAACCCGAACAATACCGGCGACAGCCGGAACTGCCGTGCCGGTGTGCAGATTAATGACAGCGGTGCGGCGCTGGGATATTACGTCAGCGAGGACGGGTACATGGGAACGTCAGCCACCATGACATCCGGTGAGCAGTCCGGCGCAGTAATACGTGGTGTTTTTGATGACCCTGAAAATATCAGCTATGCCGGACAGGGCGTGCGCGTTGAAGGCTCCAGCCCGTCCCTGTTTGTCCGGACTGATGATGTGCGGCAACTGCGGCGTGGAGACACGCTGACCATCGGTGAGGAAAACTTCTGGATAGACCGGGTTTCGCCGGATGATGGTGGAAGCTGTCATCTCTGGCTCAACCGTGGGCAACCATCTGGAAGCGTTCCTGGCAGAGCACGGTGGCTGGAAGGCATTTTTGTGGAAGCCACCCTATGCATACCGGCAGATAAAGGTGACCTGTGCCGGGTGGTCTGCGCGGGTCGGGATGTTGCGCGTTGAGTTCAGCGCGGAGTTTAAGCAGGTGGTGAACTGATGCAGGATATTCACGAAGAAAGTCTGAGCGAGTCGGTTAAATCAGAGCAGTCACCGCGGGTGGTACTCTGGGAAATTGACCTGACGGTGCAGGGTGGTGAGCGGTATTTTTTCTGTAATGAGCTGAATGAAAAAGGGGAGCCGGTCACCTGGCAGGGGCGGAAGTACCAGGCGTACCCGATTGATGGCAGCGGCTTTGAGATGAGCGGGAAGGGCAGCAGTGCCAGACCGTCGCTGACGGTGTCCAATCTGTTCGGTCTGGTCACCGGGATGGCGGAAGACCTGCAGAGTCTGGTGGGGGCCACGGTGGTCCGCCGCCGGGTGTATGCCCGTTTTCTGGATGCGGTGAATTTCGTTGCGGGCAATCCGGCGGCGGACCCGGAGCAGGAGTTGAGTGACCGCTGGGTGGTGGAGCAGATGTCGCAGCTGACAGCCATGACGGCCTCGTTTGTGCTGGCCACACCGACCGAGACGGACGGGGCGCTGTTTCCCGGTCGTATCATGCTGGCGAACACCTGTATGTGGACCTACCGCTCTGATGAGTGTGGTTACACGGGCGGGGCTGTGGCGGATGAGTTCGATAAACCCACCACGGATATCCGTAAGGACAGATGCAGCAAGTGCATGCGCGGGTGTGAACTGCGCAGGAATGTCGGCAATTTTGGCGGTTTCCTTTCCATTAATAAACTTTCGCAGTAAATCCCGGTTTATGACACAGACTGAATCAGCGATTCTGGCGCATGCCCGGCGGTGTGCGCCTGCGGAGTCGTGCGGCTTCGTGATAAGCACGCCGGAGGGGGAGGGGTATATCCCTTGTGTGAATATTTCTGCAGAGCCGGAGGCGTATTTTCGTATCGCACCGGAAGACTGGCTGCGGGCAGAGATGCAGGGGGAGATTGTGGCACTGGTCCACAGTCATCCCGGTGGGCTGCCCTGGCTGAGCGAGGCTGACCGGCGGCTGCAGATAAAAAGCGCACTGCCCTGGTGGCTGGTCTGCCGGGGTGACATTCACAAATTCCGCTGTGTGCCACATCTGACAGGACGGCGCTTTGAGCACGGGGTGACGGACTGTTACACGCTGTTTCGGGATGCTTATCATCTGGCGGGGACTGAAATGCCGGATTTTCATCGCGAGGATGACTGGTGGCGCAACGGTCAGAACCTTTACCTGGACAATATGGCGGTCACAGGCTTTTACCGGGTGCCCCTGTCCTCTGCACAGGCGGGCGATATTCTGCTGTGCTGCTTTGGTGCTTCGGTACCGAACCATGCCGCCATTTACTGCGGCAACGGTGAGCTGCTTCACCATCTGCCTGAACAACTGAGTAAACGGGAGAGGTATTCCGAAAAATGGCAACGACGAACGCATTCTGTCTGGCGTCACCGCCACTGGCACGCATCTGCCTTCACGGGGATTTACAACGATTTGGCCGCCGCCTCAGCCTGTATGTGAACACGGCAGCGGAAGCCATTCGCGCCCTGTCGATGCAGATGCCGGGCTTTCGCCGTCAGATGAACGAAGGCTGGTACCAGATACGTATTGCCGGTGATGACACGGCACCGGAGGCGGTGTATGCCCGTCTTACGTCCTTCAGTTATGCCAATGCTGAGGATGAGCAAAAAACGCGCTACAGAGATACCCGCTGGCATGAAGATTCCGTGCGTAACCGCTGGTTCAGCGTGATGGCGGGGCCGTCTGTACGCGTGAATGAATGGTTCAGCGCGTATGCGATGGCGGGTGTGGCTTACAGCCGTGTGTCGACTTTCTCCGGGGATTATCTCCGCGTAACTGACAACAAGGGGAAAACGCACGACGTGCTGACCGGAAGTGATGACGGTTGCCACAGCAACACGTCTCTGGCGTGGGGGGCTGGCGTGCAGTTTAACCCGACCGAATCCGTGGCCATTGATATTGCTTATGAAGGCTCCGGCAGTGGTGACTGGCGCACTGACGGTTTCATCGTGGGTATCGGTTATAAATTCTGATTAGCCAGGTAACACAGTGTTATGACAGCCCGCCGGTTCAGGCGGGCTTTTTTGTGGGGTGAATATGGCAGTAAAGATTTCAGGTGTGCTGAAGGATGGTACAGGAAAACCGGTACCGGACTGCACCATAGAGCTGAAAGCCACGCGAACGAGTGAGACGGTGATAGTCACCACGGTGGCGCAGGGGCAGCCGGGGGAAACCGGCAGTTACAGTTTTGATGTGGAGCCGGGGTGGTACCGGGTGACGCTGAACACGGAAGGGTACGCCCCGTCGTATGTGGGTGACATTCTGGTGAAGGCGGATTCTGAGCCGGGAACGCTGAATAAATTTCTGATGGAACAGGATGAGGTGCAGTATTACCCGAAAGCGCTTGCAGAGCTGGAAGCGGTGGCAGCGGAAATCCTGAAGCGTGCTGAAGCGTCGGCGGCGAGTGCAGAGGAAGCGAAGGAACGGGCAGAGAATGCCCGGGGACCGGCGGGCGAGAAGGGGGACACAGGTCCACAGGGTGCCACAGGGGCACAGGGACCAGCCGGGGCAACGGGGGCGGTCGGACCAAAAGGTGAGCCGGGGCCAAAGGGAGAACGGGGAGAAACAGGTCCACAGGGACCGAAGGGCGATAAAGGTGACCCGGGCGGACCGCCGGGGCCGAAAGGGGATACGGGAGACACAGGCCCGGCAGGACCACAGGGGCCGAAGGGAGATACGGGAGACACAGGCCCGGCAGGACCACAGGGGCCGAAGGGAGATACGGGAGACACAGGCCCGGCAGGACCACAGGGGCCAAAAGGGGATACGGGAGCCGCAGGTCAGGCAGGGCCTCAGGGGCCAAAAGGAGATACGGGAGACACAGGCCCGGCAGGGCCGCAGGGGCCGAAGGGAGATACGGGAGACACAGGCCCGGCAGGACCACAGGGGCCAAAAGGGGATACGGGAGCCGCAGGTCAGGCAGGGCCTCAGGGGCCAAAAGGAGATACGGGAGACACAGGCCCGGCAGGGCCGCAGGGACCGAAGGGAGATACGGGAGACACAGGCCCGGCAGGACCAC